TTTGATTCGGGTTACAAACTTGAAATGTATATTGAAAACACAGAAGGCTTTGAAGGCGAAGGAGATCTCTTTACAAAGTTTGGTGTAGAAATCAGAGACACTGCTACATTTATCGTGGCACGTCGTCGGTGGCTTCATACAGTTCAGAGACACGATAATGAAGTAGTATCTATTAGACCGCTTGAAGGTGATTTAATTTACTTGCCAATGTCACAAAGCTTATTTCAAATTATGCATGTTGAGCATGAACAACCGTTTTATCAATTAAAGAATTTACCAACTTATAAACTTCGTTGTGAAATATTCGAATATGGAGGTGAAGACCTTGATACAGGAATTGGTACTGTTGATAAACTCGAAACATCTTCTGCATACACATATAATCTTACACTAGATAGTGCAAGTGAAGGATTTAGTGTTGGTGCTACAGTTACACAAACATTCTCAGACGGTGTGATTATGTCTGGTGAGATTTCAAATTGGAATGATTCAGATAAGATTCTAAGTATTATTCATGCTGGTGCATCTGATGGTCTATATCATGCCTGGACAACATTGAAACTTGTAAGTGCTGCTGATGGAAGCGTAGCAACTGTTACAGCAATCGGAGAAGATAATAAGTTATCAGAAAATGAAGCAAATTCATTCTATGAAACAACGGGAGATGATATGGGCTTCTTAGATTTCAGTGAAGGTAATCCGTTTGGAGATGTACAGTAATGTTAGGTAATCATTTTTATCATGAAAGAATTCGAAAAAGCGTAGCATTGTTTGGCTCGTTATTTAATAACTTATATGTACTTCGAAAGAATTCATCAGGTGGTGTTATTTCTCAGGCTCGTGTGCCATTAGCATATGCGCCGAGCTCAAGCTTTTTATCACGTATTCGCGCAAATCCCGATCTTGATACAAATACAAAAACAGCAATTAAATTGCCGAGAATGTCATTTGAAATCGTTGCATATCAATATGATTCGACACGACAGTTGACGAAAATGACAAATCAAAATAAAGGCGCTGGCAATACTCGTAATAAAATTTATACATTTACACCATACATTATTAATTTTCAATTGAATTTGTATACAAAAACACAAGATGATGCATTACAAATAATAGAGCAGATCATTCCGTATTTTGCACCACAATATTCAATATCAATTAAACCATTTGCTGGTACTACAGGATATGAAGATATTGTTGAAGATGTTCCGATTACTTTAAACGGAGTTACATATTCAGATGCATATGAAGGTGCATTAGATACAAGACGTATTATTCAATATACACTTGATTTTCAGATGACTGCAAACTTTTATGGACCGATTGATACAGCTAAAATTATTCGTAAAGCAATTGTCGATACATACACTACAAGCACATTAAGAGATTCAGATGGAACAACCCTAGTTTCAGGCATTGATTCTGATGGTGCATTTACATATTTCAGCCCGTCTGCTCGTATTACAGTTGAACCGAATCCATTAGGTGCATCACCCGATTCAGACTACGGATTTTCGACGAATACATATAGTATGGAAGATGGTGATAGCGATAAGCAAGGTTGGCCACATTATGTCTAAAGAAGATAATAAGAATGTTGATAATGATTATGAATACTCAAGAGAAGTATTATTTGATTTAATTGAAAAAGGCCGTGGTGCTTTGGAAGATATGATTGAGGTTGCACGTGAGAGCGAACATCCAAGAGCATTTGAAGTTCTTTCCGGCTTAATGAAAAACACAGCAGACATAAACGATAAACTTCTTGATTTAAATAAGAAGCATAAAGATATTAATACAGACCCTTTAAAACAGATTGAAAATGGCACGACAAATAACAATGTTTATGTAGGATCAACTGCTGATCTACAAAGAATGTTGCAAGATGTGAAAAGTGCAAAGGAGAATAATGTGGTAGATATTACACCACACTTAAGAGATGAATAATATTATTAATGGTAATGAGGGTTACCTTGGCAATCCACTTGTAAAACGAGATGGAATTGTTCAAGCCTGGACCCAACAAGAAATACTCGAATATCAAAAATGTATGATGTATCCGGCATATTTCGCACGGACATATTGTAAAATTATATCTTTAAATGATGGTTTGGTTCCGTTTGAACTTTACGACTATCAAGAAGAAATGTTTAATCACTTTAATGATAATCGATTTTCAATTGTTCTTGCATGTCGACAATCTGGTAAATCTATTTCATCGGTTGCTTATTTGCTCTGGTATGCTTTATTCAATAGTGAAAAGAATATTGCTATCTTGGCAAACAAAGGTGCAACTGCTCGAGAGATGTTATCTCGCGTTACACTGATGCTAGAAAACTTACCTTTCTTTTTACAGCCCGGGACAAAAACACTCAATAAAGGTTCAATTGAATTTGGTAATAATTCAAAGATATTAGCAGCTGCAACTTCAGGATCATCAATTCGTGGTTTATCTATTTCGCTGCTATTCCTTGATGAGTTTGCATTTATTGAAAATGCTACTGAATTTTATACATCAACCTATCCAGTTATTTCATCTGGTAAAGATACAAAGGTAATTATTACATCAACTGCTAATGGTATTGGTAATCAATTCTATAATATTTGGCAGGGCGCAATACAAAAAACAAATGCGTTTAAATCATTTCGAGTTGACTGGTGGGATGTACCAGGTCGTGATGATACCTGGAAGCTTGAAACAATTGCAAATACATCACAATTACAGTTTGATCAAGAATTTGGTAATACATTTTTTGGCACCGGCGATACTTTAATTGGCGCTGAAGCATTGATGGGAATGAAAGCTATTGAACCTTCTCGTATTTTAGAAGGTGGGCATTTATTAATGTATAATGAACCCAAGAAAAATCATGAATATGTTATTACTGTTGACGTTTCAAAGGGAAGAGGACAGGATTATTCAACGTTTAACGTGATCGATGTAACAAGTAAACCTTTTAACCAGGTCGCAGTTTATCGATGTAATTCTATCTCTCCAATACTCTTCCCTGATATTATATATAAGTACGCAAATTCCTACAACAAAGCATATGTTATTGTAGAATCAAATGATCACGGGGTTCTTGTTACACGTGGTTTATATCATGAATTAGAATATGAAAATATGCATATGTCATCAGTTATTAAATCAGATGGCATTGGCATAGAAATGAATCGTAAAGTAAAACGATTAGGTTGTTCTGGTATTAAAGATATTATTGAAAACAATAAACTTAAGATTAACGATACAAGCACTATACTTGAATGCTCTACCTTTATCGCAAGAGGGCAATCATTCGAGGCTTCACCGGGCAACCACGACGACCTGATGATGAACCTGGTAATGTTCGGGTATTTTGCTACAACGGAAATGTTTACAGATATGACTGATATTAATTTAAAACAGTTTATGTTTGAAGAAAGAGCTAAAGCAATTGAAGAAGATGTAGTTCCGTTTGGATTCTATGATAATGGATCTGAACACATGAGTGAATTACAAAGAAGAGAAGACATGGGAAAACCCTGGGCGGTTGACTATGATCATACAGATTTTTGAAATATTATTTCTTATAAATAAGAGTAATGAATATCCGTAAGGGTACAACCGTATTATGAAAAACATATAATTAAACTCATTTAAAGGGAAAGAGTCATGGCAGTATCAGAGTCCCCGGCAATTACCGTTAAAGAGATTGACCTATCCGGTGTGGTGCCCAACGTAGCATCAACAACGGGAGCAATGGTAGGCGATTTTAATTGGGGTCCAGTCGATTCCCCAGTTTTAGTTTCCGACGAAGCAGGTTTAGTCTCAGTTTTCGGTAGTCCAAGCAAAACGAACACAATCGACTTTCATTCCGCTGCATATTTTCTAAGATATGCTAACTCGCTATACGTTGTTCGGGAAGCAACAGAGGGTGGATCAGAAAGTAATAACGCACGCGATGCACGCGCAACAGGCACAGCAAGAATTAAGAACCTAGATTCTTTTGACTTCCAACTGGCAGCAAGAGATTCAGACAAACATACCTTTATTGGTAAATATCCAGGTGCGCTTGGTAACAGTTTGGCAGTTCATTTCTTACAAGGTGTAGATAGCGCTTCAGACGTAGCATTCACAGGATGGACCTACGAAGACAACTTCGATGGTGCACCTATAACATCAGACTACGCTGCAAACCGCGGCGCTTCAAAAGACGAAATGCACGTTGTAGTAGTTGACCAAGACGGTGAATTCACTGGAACAAAAGGAACAATTCTTGAATCGTTCCCATTTGTATCTGCAGCGAATGACGCCAAAACAGCAGACGGGTCAAGCAACTATATTTTAGACGTCATTAACGATAGATCACAGTATGTCTGGATGGCAGGCTTCGGTAATGTAACCGATTCTGACTTCAGTTCAAACGCTGGTACAGCAATAGCAGATGGTAAAGACTTTACTACTGGTTTTGTTCATTCAGCACAATCTATCTCACTTACAACTGGTGCTAACTCTGCAGCATTGACTACAAGTCAGTATGCAACTGGTTTTGATAAGTACGAAGACAAGGATAATATCCAAGTTGACTTCCTTATCGCTCCAGGCATGGTTACCCGTACAGATCAAACAACAGTTGTTAATGATTTAAACTCAATTGCACAAAGCACACGTAAAGACTGCGTAGTTGTTGCATCACCTGCACGATCAGATGTTATCACTTCAACAACACCAAACGCTGACGTTATTGCTACTGCAAAAACATTCACATTTGGATCATATCTCTTCTGTGATAATAACTATCTTAAAGTGTATGATAAGTATAACGATCAATACATCAATATTCCAGCCGCATCTTCTACAGCGGGTATCATGGCAGCATCAGACAATAATGCCGCTGCATGGTTCTCACCAGCTGGACAACGACGTGGTGCATATCTTGGTATTACAGCATTAAAATACACTCCAAACAAAACTGAGCGAGACCTACTCTATAGAAATGGTGTTAACCCAGTTGCAAATATTCCAGGGCAAGGTATCTTGCTATTTGGTGATAAAACACATATGGCTCGACCAAGTGCGTTTGACCGTATTAACGTACGTCGCCTCTTCCTGGTACTTGAAAGAGCAATAGCCATTGCTGCACGAAATGTTATGTTTGAATTCAACGACGAGTTTACTCGGGCAGAATTTGTAAACATTGTTGAGCCATTCCTACGGGAAGTACAGGGTCGACGAGGTATTACAGACTTCCGAGTTGTCGCTGATGAAAGCAACAATACTGCAGCCGTTATAGATAGAAACGAATTCGTATGTTCGATCTTCATCAAACCAGCACGTTCAATTAACTTCGTAACACTTAATTTTGTTGCGGTTAGAACCGGTGTTGACTTTGAAGAAGTCGTCGGTACAGTATAATAGAGCGGTTGAAAGGATAAAGCAATGGTTCTCGCAGTAGACGACTTTAAAGCCAAATTACGAGGCGGTGGTGCACGACCGAATCTATTTAAGGCTACAATTAACTTCCCAGCTTATGCAGGCGGAGATGTAGAAATTACATCTTTCCTTTGCGAAGCTGCCCAGCTACCTGGATCAATTATGGGTATTGTTACAGTACCTTTCCGTGGTAGACAACTTAAAATTGCAGGTGACCGTACATTTGACACATGGTCACCAACTATTATTAATGATACTGATTTCAAAGTCCGCAATTCAATGGAACGTTGGATGAACGGTGTAAATGCTCACCAAGCAAACACTGGTCTAACTAATCCTATTGATTATCAAGCAGACTTGTTGGTTGATCAGTTAGATAGAGATGAGGCTGTATTGAAGTCTTATGTCTTTAGGGGCTGTTTCCCTACTAACGTAGCACCAATTGATCTTGCATATGGATCCAATGATGAAATCGAAAGATTCACTGTTGAATTCCAAGTACAATATTGGGAGTCAGATACTACTTCCTAATAGTAGTATACATAAGATAAGGCAGGGCGGAAACGCCCTGTCTCCTCTAATAAGGATAAAGCATGGCCGATAATAGTTTAAAGCTTTTTGGTTTTGAGATTCGACGATCCAAAACACAAGAAACCAAAGATAAAAATTTACGATCCATTGTTCCAAAAGTGGACGAAGACGGTGCAGGATATGTAACCGCCTCTGGATCGCATTACGGTCAATATATCGATATTCATGGTGATAAGTCGAAAGACAATTCAACTTTGATACAAAAGTATCGTGGAGTTGCATTGCATCCAGAAGTTGATGCCGCTATTGAAGATATCACAAACGAGTCAGTTTCAGGTGGTGATGAAATTGCAGTTAAGCTAGACTTAGATAAAACAGAATTGTCTAAGAAAATTAAGAATACAATGCAAGAAGAATTTGATTCTATTCTTTATATGCTAAACTTTGCAGATCTTGGCCACGATATATTTAGATCATGGTATGTTGACGGTAGGAAAGCCTACCACTTAATAGTAGACGAAAAGAATGAAAAAGCAGGTGTTCAAGACATCCGTCCGATTGACGCCGCTAAACTCAGAAAAGTTAAAGAAGTAATTAAGAAAAAAGATCCTGTTACTGGGGCTAGCATAATTGAAGGACAAAACGAGTACTTCATATATCAAGAAAAACCCGGGCAACAAAACAGCGGTATAAAACTTACTAAAGATTCAGTCATTTATACAACGTCGGGACTCCTTGATTCTTCTCAAAAGCATGTTGTTTCATACCTGCACAAAGCACTTAAACCAATCAATCAGCTACGAATGATGGAAGATTCATTGGTTATCTACAGGCTTGCACGTGCGCCTGAACGTCGTATATTCTATATTGATGTTGGCAATATGCCTAAAGGTAAATCCGAAGAGTACATGAAAGGAATCATGACTCGCTATCGGAACAAATTAGTATATGATGCAGCAACGGGTGAAATCAAAGATGATCGTAAACATATGTCAATGCTTGAAGATTTCTGGCTACCACGTCGTGAAGGCGGTAAGGGGACAGAGATTAGCACTCTACCAGGTGGTGAAAATCTTGGACAGATTGATGATATTGTTTACTTCCAGAAAAGACTATATAGATCTTTAAACGTTCCTATCAATAGGTTAGAACAAGAAGCTCAGTTTAGTCTTGGTAGATCAACCGAAATTTCTCGTGATGAATTAAAATTCCAGAAGTTTATTGATAGACTTCGAAAGCGTTTCTCAATGATGTTCCGAGAAATGTTAAAACGTCAGTTAATCCTAAAAGGTATTATTGCCGAAGAAGATTGGGCTGATCTTTCAAACCAAATTATGTTTGACTTTGTAAGGGATAACCACTTTACAGAATTGAAAGAAGCAGAACTACTTCGTGAGAAATTGCAATCACTTGATCAAGTACAACAGTATGTTGGTGATTACTTCTCAAAAGAATGGGTAATGAAAAATGTTCTTAAATTTGATGATGATCAGATCAAACAAGTTGAAGATCAAGCAGATAAGGAAGAACCTGATGAACCAGATCAAAAAGATAATCGTGTCAGTGATGAGGAGTAAATTATGACAGATGATGTAGCAGTAGCAGAACCCGCAGATCAAGCAAATGCAGATGTAATGAATATGCTTGATCATATCGCCCAGGCGAACTATGAAAAAGCAAATGCAATTTTTAACGATCAAATTAACGATCGGTTGCACAATGCACTCGAACAAGAAAAAGTCGGTATAGCACAGACTATTACACTTGACGACTTAGAAGCAACGGGAGAAGCTGATGAAACCGAGGAAGCCGAAGAAACCCCGGAAGCCGAAGCCGGCGAAGAAGCCGAAATAGAAGATGGTGCTGAAGATGCAGTATTAGATGATGAAATCACAGATGAAGATATTGAAGCAGCTGTTGATGAATTAATTGACGATGAAGAAGACGAAAATTAATTTAAACTCTAAACTCAAAGTGTTATAAATAACACATGGTACTAAAAGGTTGCACTTATGATTAGTTTTTCTATGTTAAGAGAAAAAAGAAAAAAGGGGATGCCCCCGGGAGAGCATGTCTTCGACCAAAAGGTTGCAGGATATGATCTTATGATTCATAAGGAAAAAGGCCGGTTTATCGCATACATTGATATGGAAAAATTCGATGAGTTTCGAAATATGAATGATGCAAAAAAAGCCATGACGCAATTTGTAAAAATGGCTGGGAGGAAAAAACGATGAAACTAATTACTGAATTCACAGAAAACGATGTGCAATGCATTGTCGAAAAAGCAGAAGACGGTACTAAGTCACATGTCATCGAAGGTGTTTTTGCCCAGGCAGACGGAAAGAATAGAAATGGTCGCATATATCCACTGCCAGTATTAACAGGCGCAGTGAATGAATATGTCGAACAACAAGTTAATCAAGGACGAGCAGTTGGTGAATTAAACCATCCTGACGGTCCAACGATTAATCTTGATAAGGTATCCCATCGTATTACCGAACTAAAAATGGACGGTAAGAATGTGATGGGTAAGGCACGTATTTTGAGTACTCCAATGGGAATGATCGTTTCAGGTCTTCTTGAGGGTGGTGTTCAATTAGGTGTATCAACTCGTGGTATGGGAAGTCTTGAGCAAAGAAATAACGCTATGTATGTCAAAGACGATTTTAAATTAAATACGATTGACATCGTACAGGATCCATCAGCACCTAATGCTTTCGTTAATGGAATAATGGAAGGTGTAGAATGGATATGGAATAACGGTATTATCGAAGCCCAAGAAATTGAAAGAATAGAGACTGAAATTAAGAAAGCCCCTCGTGCTGATCTTTATGAGACGCAGGTACGTGAATTCAAAAATTTCCTCTCGTTACTGAAAACAAAATAGGAGAGTCAATTATGACTGATCAAGTACAGGACCAGGAAATTGAGCTCAATGATGACGAGAATACGTTTGAAGAAGCTCACGATCCTAAAAATGCCGAAGCTGACTCCATTGCATCTGTAGATAAAGCAGAAAATGCTGGTAAAACAGCAGCGAAGCGTAAAGGCGATAAGTCTGATGGCGAAAAATCCATCAAACCTGCCGCTACAAAAGCGCCCGCACCGCAAGCAGAAGCCAATGACTTTAACGACGATCTGGAAGCCCTGATCGGAGAAGAAGCTACATTGTCTGAAGGATTCAAAGGCAAAGCCGCGATTATATTTGAAGCTGCAATCTCATCGAAAGTAGCAGAAGAAGTTAGTCGCATCGAGGAAAATTATTCAGCTCAACTCTCAGAAGAAGTTGACACATTCAAAGCCGAAATGGTTGAGAAGGTTGACGGTTATCTGAACTACGTAGTTGAAAATTGGATGAAAGAAAACGAAGTTGCAATTCAGTCCGGTCTACGCACTGAAATCGCAGAAGAGTTTATGGACAAATTGCAGACACTATTTACAGAGTCTTATATTACTGTTCCAGAATCCAAAGTTGACCTAGTTGACGAGTTGTCAGAAGCTAATGCAGAGCAAGCCTCTAAATTGGACGAACAGACAGCAGACATCATCGCTATCCGTGAGGAACTAGAAAGCTATAAGCGTTACGAAATTATTCGTGAAGCTGCTGCTGGCCTCGCTGAAACTCAAGTAGAAAAGCTAGTTAAGCTTTCTGAAGATGTAGACTTTGTAAGTGAAGAAGTT